AACCCCACAGGTGACCAAGCCCGATTCGATGCCAGCCCGTACGAGTGGGTGCTGGTGACCTGCGGCGGATTGGGCGCGGCCGAGTCCCTGACCATCGAGCGCCACTGCGGCGTGTCCGGCTGGCTGCCGGCCTCGATCAACGAAGGTTCGTCGGTGATCCCCCTGACCCTGACTGGCAGCGGCGGCACCCCGGCCAGCCGCAATCAGGTCAAGATCGACGGCGGCGGCCCGATCCGCGTGACCGGCACGGCTGCGGCGGTGACGATCGACATCATCCCGGGCACGCCCATCATGGCCTGAGCATGGTCGCGCATCGCATCTCGAACGCGGACCTGCACCAAGTCCTCGAACTGGTGGCCGAGGGCCACCATTTGCTGGAAGCGACGGGCCGCCTGAGCCTGCCGTATGCCGCCGTGTGGCGCAGGCTCAACGAAGACCCCGATCTCTGGGCGCTGTACCAGAAGGCGGGCGAGGCGTTCGGCGATGCCCGCGCCAGCCGCATCTCCGAGGAGATCCGATCGGAGCCGGACCCCAAGCGGGCAGCGGTGATCGCCAACTTCGAGCGGTGGATCATCGAGAGCAAGGCGCGCCGCGCGTACGGCAAGGTCACCCGGCACGAGCACACGGGCGAGGTGGCCATGAACACCCGGTCGGAGCCGGAACTGGTCGCCCTGTTGAGCCAGAAACTGGCCGTTCTGGGCATCTCCGAGCAGGACTTCATGGCGCTGCTCAAGAACAAACGCGTGCCGCAAACGCTGGAAGGACAGGCCGCCACCCCGGTCCCGGCCCTGCCGGTAGCAAACGGCGGGTCGCAGGGCTAGACTCCGGCGCGCGGGGTCTACCCGCGCCCGTTGCCCGCCGGTTTGCGGGCTGGCCATAGGCCAGCAACGAGGATCCCATCATGTTTTCCAGCGTCAAGCAGATCTTCCAGTCGCTCAACCCCCACTTTCCGCCGTCCCAGATCAAGGCGATGCTGCAAGCCATGCCGGTGCAGGTCGCTGCCCGGTCTGTCGCTGACCAGTCGGTGACGACCAGCACCGCCGAGGTCAACACGGCGCTTTCGGTGGACCTGCAAGCGGGCAAGGCGTACGCCATCGAAGTGTTTTGCCCCGCCACCATTGCGGTCACGCAGGGCATGAAGATCGACTTCAACGGCGGCACGTGTACGGCAACGTCGATCGTGGGTCGCGTCGCGTTCCTCACTGACAACGCGGCCCCTCAGTACGAGGCGATCACTGCGCTGAACACTTCCGTCAACAGCATCGTGGCTGGCAGCGGTGTGCAGGCGTACCTGACCATCGTGGTGAACGCCCCGGGCACGCTGGTGATGCGCTTCGCCCAGCAGGCGTCCGGCGGTGGAACCGCAACCATTGCGGCGGGTTCGCGCATCGTCGCCACCGAACTGCCGTAACCACCTCGCCCCGCTACCGCCGGCCTCCGTGCATCCTCCTCTCACGACTGGCTCACCACGACGGTAGCGGGGCACCTCTTGCATGGCGACCCGCCAACAACTCAAGCGGTTCATCGAGCAAACGCTTCTGGACACGGAAGCGCGCAACGCGCTTCGCGCACTGATCGACGCCTTGCAGGACAACATCGACGCAGGGGGCGGCGGCGGGCAGGCGCTGATCCAGTTCGAGGACGAAGGCGTTGCGCTTGGCACGCCGGGCACGGCTGACACCATCGATTTCACTGGCGCTGGCGTCACCGCAACCCGGGTCGGAAACGCCATCACGGTTGATGTGCCCGGCGGTGGCGGCGGCGGGCCGCAAGCGGCGCGCATCGAAGCCGAATTGAAGTCCGAAGGGACTGGCGTGCTGGTTGTCGGCACCGACAGCATCGGCATCGTGCCGTTCGACATGACAATCGACGTGTTGGACGAGTGGATCATCACTGCCAGCGTGACGTGCTCCGTCGTCCTCGATGTGCAGCGCGCGACGGTGGCATCGCCCAACGTGTTCACCAGCATCGCGGCCAGCGCCAAGCCCACGCTATCGGCGGACAACTACAACACGGGCGCGATGACCGGGTGGGCGACTTCACTGCTTGCTGGCGAGCGCGTTCGTGTCGTGGCTGAAAGCGCGTCGGGAACCAACCGAGTGCAGTTGATGATCCCTACGGAGAAAACATGATCGAGCCCCCATTCGGCCCCGGCGACAAGGTGACGGTGCGATTCCCGCACTCCGTCATGCCGGGCGTCGTCGTCTTCATGTGCGTGGACAAGGACGGCAAACCCATGCGCCTTGGTCAGAACTTCCGCTATCGCGTCGACGTCGCCCCCGAGGGCAAGCCGTGCGTCGGCGCGTTCGCGCTGTCGGGCAACATGACGCTGATCGAGCGGTTCGATACGGAGGGGCTGTAATGGCAGCCCGTTTTCCCACGAAGGTCACGTTCAACGTCCGGGGGCAGTCCGGCGACCTAGCGACGCAGCTTGATTCCGCGCTGGTCACGCTCGGCTGGACGATTCAGGCCACGGCCAGCAACCGGCGCATTTACGCGCCCGGTTCTGGCGGCACAGGAATGTGCGTCTACCTCGACGACAACGCAATCAGCAGCGGACGTGAAGCGGTCATGCGTCTGTGCCAGTCGACCTCGACGCTGCCCTTTACGCTGGTGAACCCGTGTCCGTCCGTGGCGCAGCGGTCCAACGCAACGTGCCGCGTGAGGAAGTCGAACACGGCTGACGCAACGGACAGATCGGCCATCTTGATCGGTGACTCGCGGTTCTTCGCCTTGATCATTAATTATGCCGGCTTCGGTGGTGCGCGCGAGACGGTTATCTTCGGGGACTTGGAGGGCGGGCTTCCGAGCGATGCGTACAACGCTATCGCGCTGGTCAAGCCACAGACCGACACCGATTTGGGTTTCGGGCAAGCATTCACGTCTTCGACTACATCCAACTATGCCGGCACGAACGGCGTCGAACGAACCTTCACCGCGAGGAACATGCGCGGCAACGTAATCAGCGATCTGGCGGCCATAGTCATTTTGGGCAACAGTTCGGGTTTCAACGGGGGGTTGGGCGCGTTCCCGCACCCGTTCACCACGGGTATCCACTACACCACGGTTTCGGTCATTTCCAGCGGAAGCGCGTCCGCGACGCAATCAAGCGATGGCGGGCCAAGAGGTTTGGTGCCTTTCGTATTTGACTCTTTCTTGCAAAGTGTAACCACGGGGCTTGCGGACGGGGACACATGGACCGATACAGCCTACGATCCGGGTGGCCTGTTCGAGATAATCGACACTGTTTTCAACAACGGCGGCCTGGCCGCTAGCGGCGCGGTCATCTTCCAGACGGACGGCACTTGGGACCCGCAGGCGATGCGACCGATCTGATATGACTTTTCTCGGGAACATTGGTTTCACGCTGCGCAGAAGCGCGTCCCTGACGATGCAGGGGCGAAAGACGCTTGCGGAGGCAGTGCAGCCGACCGGGAATGGCCCGATCACGAATGCCTCGGCTGGCGCAGCGGCGGCGTTTGCGACGGTCAAGGTCGTGGACACGCTCGGCGGGTTGCAGGACGTGGTAGCGAAGTGCGACGCGACCGGCATATGGAGCGTGGTGGACGTTCCGCCCGGCGAGTTCTTCGCCACCGAAGTCGGCGCGTCGCGCCAGTGGCTGATCACCGTGCTCGATGACCTGTCATTCACCGTGACGCCGGTGACCGACTCGTTCCCGGTCAACGCGTCAAGTATCTCGATCGGATGACATGCAAGACGTTTCCGCCCTTCGAGATGCCATCGCGCTTGCGCAAGCGATTGAGGAGCATCGCGCCCGCAATATCCTGTACCGCTTCTTTCCGGACAACGACGACGACCCGAAGTATCCGTCTCGGCATCGGTATCCGAAGCACACGGAGTTCTTTCGGCTAGGCAGGACGACGTTCTCCCGCTTCGCGATGGCCGGCAATGGTGTCGGCAAGACCGAAGGCATGGGCGGGTACGAGTTTGCATGGCACTTGCGCGGCGAGTACCCGGATTGGTGGGAAGGCATCAGGTACAACCGGCCGATCAGTTGCTGGGCTGCTGGCAAGACGCATGAGTCCACGCGCGACATTCTGCAAACCAAGTTGTTTGGCAAGCCGTACATGGAGCGCAACGGCGGCGGCTTGATCCCCGTGGACTGGATCGACCTCGACTCGATCTCTCGAATGTCCAACCCGGCTGGCCGCATCGACTCGCTGCGCATCAAGCGCAAGGACGGCGGTGTTTCGTACGTCAAGTTGAAGTCGTACGACCAAGGCGTGGATGCGTTCGTCGGCACCGAGCAGGACTTCATCTGGCTCGACGAACCGCCGCCGATCGAGATCTATGCGCAGTGCGCGGCTCGAACGCGAAACCGCCCTGACGCCCGGATCATCATCACAGCAACCCCACTGGAAGGGCGCACCGAAACCGTCCGCATGTTCCTTGAAGACGAGGATCCGTCGCGCGTCGTGATCCGCGCCGGCTGGGCCGATGCGCCGCACCTGACCGAAGACGACAAGGCGAAGATCCGTGGCAGCCAGCCGCGCTACCTGCGCAACGCCGTCGAGTTCGGAGACCCGACGCGCCAAGGCGGCGCGGTGTATGCGATCGACGAGAAGGACATCCTGATCGAGCCGTTCTCGATCCCCCGGCACTGGCGCTGGTTCCTGTCGATGGACACCGGCTTCAAGTACACGGCGGTCGGCTGGTTTGCGCACGACCTCGACTCGGACATCATCTATCTGGTGGCCGACTACAAGGCCGGCGGCTACGACAACAGCACCGGAGACCCGATCGACTACACGGTGCATGCCACCCGCATCCGGTCCCGGTCCAAGATCCTGACCGGGATGATGGACCTGCCCGGCGTGGCCGACGCGGCTGCAATCAATCTCGCAGACGGCAAGAAGATCCTGCACCTCTACCAGTCGTGCGGACTCGACCTGATGCTGCCCAACAAGGCGGTCATCGCAGGCATTGCGGCCGTCACCGAGCGCATGGCAAACGGCACCTTCAAGGTGTTCAACACGTGTTACTCGTGGCTCAAGGAGTTCCGCGAGTACAGCGTGGACGACCAAGGCCGCCCCATCAAGATCAACGACCACCTCATGGACATGACCCGCTATGGCGTGATGTCCGGCCCGGCCATCGCCGTATCCCGGGCTGACCGGGGAGGCGAGGCAAGCGTGAAACGGCTATCCTTCTGACATCCACGAGGATCACACATGAACGCCACGACCGAGGAAGTGCTGCAAACGGTTGCTGAGACCGGGGCCACCCAGTCTGGCTTTGCCGTGTCAGACGAATTGCTTGCCGCCGTGCAGGCGTATGCAGAGCGAACCAAGTACCTCGACAAGTTGGGCGAGGACTTGGAAACCAAGAAGAACGAGGCCGCCATCTGGCGTCGCGAGTACGAAGCGCGTTGGGAGAAGAACCTTCGCCAGTTCAACACGGGCATGGTGGACAACCTGCCGTGGGCCAAGGACAACAACCAGAGCACGGATTCGAGCAGCGAGAAGTTCCGCCGCGCCCCGGACAACATCACGCGCGCGAAGACGCTGGCCATCATCGCGCGCCGGCAGGACATGCTGTTCACCGGCAAGAACTGGGGACTGCGACCAAGCCCCGACGCGTCGCTTCCTGCTTTCGCGATGGGGCCGATCATCGAGGCCGAGCAGGGCGGAGCCTCGCCACGCGTGGTCGAGGCGTTGAAGAAGGCCGAGGCCAAGCGCCGCTGCCGCCACATGGAGCGCAAGATCAACGACGTGCTGGAGGAGTCGCGCTACGCCAAGCACGGTCGGCAATCCATCCGTGACTCGTGCATCATCGGGACCGGCGTGCTGGAAGGCCCGTTCCCGATGGTCGTCCAGCGCCGGGTGTACAACTCGCAAACGGGGCAGACCGAGGCGAACTACGATGTCGTTTCCCGCGTCGAGTGCGTGGATCCAGCGTGCTTCTTTCCGCAGCCATGCAGGCACATCGAGGAAGCCTCGTACGCGTTCCGTTTGCACATCATGTCGCCAACGCAGGTCCGGGGACTGATCAATCAGCCCGGCTTCGATCCCGACCAGATCAATCGTTTGCTTGGCCTGACCCCGCAACTCGGGGTGCTGACCAACAACGTCACCCAGTCCGGCGGCAGCGCGTCAGCCGGCGACAGCAAGATCCTTGCCGGGCGCTACCCGATCTGGAAGTACCGTGGCCCGGTGCCGCGAGAGGCGCTGCTGTACTTCGGCTTCGGCATCCCCGAGGACGACAACACGACCGAGTTCATGGGCGAGGTGTGGATGTCGATGGGTGTCGTCATCAAGGCGACGCTGGCGGCCGACGACTGGAACCCCCGCCTGCCGTACTACGTCATCAACTACGAGCGCGACCCGGACTCGTGCTTCGGGTTCGGCGTGCCGGACGTGATTGCTGCCGACCAAGACACGGCCAACATCGCGTGGAGCGCGGCAAAACTCAATGCGATGGCGTCAGCCAAGCCGCTGATGGGCATGGTCAAGCAGTATCTGGTGCAGGAAGACGGCAACTATGACCTGACCCAGATCGGCCCGTTCATCCTCAAGGGGGTCGATGACATCCGCAAGGCGATCTCGTTTGCCACGGTGCCGTCCACCAGCGATTCGATCTTGCGCATCTTCGAGATGGCCAAGCGTGGCGCGGACGAACACCTGTTGCTGCCGGCTGCGGCAGGCGGTGACGCTGCCATGCCAACCGCCCAGACCGCCAGCGGTCTCGCGATGGTGATGAACGCCGGAAACATCGTGCAGCGCCACGCTGCAAACGAGTGGGACGACGAGGTGACCATCCCGCTGATCACTGCGCTCGTGAACTACGAGATGGAGTATGGCGATGACATGAACGCAAAGGGCGACTTCGACGTAGTTCCGATCGCCAGCACGCAGTTGCTGGTGCGCGACGTTCGCATCCAGCAGGGCATGGCACTGCTTGACATGGCAGAGCGCATCCCGGCCCTTGGCGCACGCATTGACACCGACGTGATCGCCGGCATCGTGCTGCAAGACCTCCAGTTCCCGGTCGAGGACGCGCTGCGCTCCGACGAGGAGGTGGCCGAACTGCGCGAGAAGATGTCGCAGCAGCCGGACCCGGAGACTATCAAGGCGCAGACGGCGCTGGAACGCCAGAACATCGAGAGCGAGACCCGGATGTTCGAGGCGCAATCTGCAAACGAGCGCGAGATAATGAAGGTCGAAGGCAACATCCGCGTGGCCGAGATCAATCGAGACGCGGAGATGGCCCGCCTTGCGCAGCAGGATCAGGCGCAGGTTCGGGACATTATGAAAGAACTGCGGATTGCCGAAGGCGAACAGGCGCTCACGAAGTCGATGGCCGACATGCGCGCTGCCGTTGCCGCGCGCAATCAGGACATGCGCGACTACATCGAGCGTTTGCGCTTGGCCGGCAAATCCGTCGTCGAAGCCGCCAAACTGGAAGATCGCCGGGAAAGCCGGGCGCTCCAGCAGCAGGTTGAGACCCCGGTGAGGATCGCGCAGTGACCGACAAGATCAATCCCATCTCCCGGGACTGGGCGATCGTTGCCCAGCACTGCCACACCAGAATCCGCGAACTGACCGAGGAACTGGTCGGGACCGGCCACACGCACTCGGAGGCGACGGACATGTCCCGCCGGGAGCGCATCGAGGAACTGCGGCAGGTGCTTGCGCTTGCCGAACGAAACCCACTGAACAGCCCTTGAGAGGGGGGCGATCACCATGAGCACACCACAGAACGAACTGGCAGCCATGATTGCTGCCGAGGAAGGGGTGGAACTTCCGGCCGTCGAGACGCCAGCCCCTGCCGAGCCGACCCCGGCCGAGCCGACCCCGGCCGAACCGCCCCCGGCAGAGCCGGCCCCTGCCGAACCGGCGGCGGCCGGCGCGGACGACGACATCGACCTGACCGCCCTGCCCGAAAAGGTGCGCGCGATGGTCGAGCGTGAACGCGCGCGGGCGTCGGACCTCGAACGGAAGGTGACCGAGGCCGAGCGGAAGGCGCGTGCCGAGTTCCAGCGGGCGCAGCAGGCGGCGGGCCAGTTGAAGCGCGTGCAGTCCGAGATGAAGGGGCTTGCGCGCCAGCCGGCTGCGGGCGTACCCTCGCCCACGCCTACCCCTGCTCCGGCTGCTTCGCCGGCTACGGGTGGAGCGCCCGCCCTGACCCCACCCGGGACTACGGCCGGGCATGCTGCCGCCGTCCAACTCCTCCAGAGCGACGGATGGAAGCGCCTCCTTCGGGACTACCCGGAGTTCGAGGAGATCGGCACCGGCTTCACGGTGCTGGCGTCGGAACTGCAAGCGGTGCGTCACCAGTTGACGCAAGCGAGCGAGGATGACCCGCGTGTGCGCCGCCTGACGGCACTCGAACAGCAACTGTCCGAGTTGACCCGCCAGAACGAGCAGGCCCGGTTTGCATCCTTCGAGCGCGAACACCAGCCCGAGCAGCATGTCCACGTCCGTATCGTGAAAGAGACCGATCCCGAGACCGGGCAGACGTACCGCAGGCACGTGGTCGAGCCGCGATCCCCCGCGTTCGCGTGGTTCTACTACAGCCTGCCGGCGGATGTCCGTGACGGGATCGACTGGGATGACCCGGAAGACCTGTCGGCGCTGTTTGCCGACATGCGATCTGCGGCCACCGAGAAAGGTCTGATTGCCGCCCCTGCCGCTGCCTCGCCGGCTGCCCCAGCCGCCCCCGCTGCTGTTCCTGTGCCGCCGGGCAATCGCTCGCGCATCACGGTCGCAGCCGTGCCGAGGGCACCCAACGCTGGCGTGACTCGCACGGCCCCTGCTTCGCCGATGACCCCGCAGCAATCGCTTGCTGCGATGATCGCCGAGGAAGAAGGCCGGGCACTGTAACCCCGCCCCGGCCGCTTGAGCGGAAGGGGCTGCAAACCAACCCCTTCCTTTCAGGAGCAGAGCAGACATGGCAATCAACACCTACACGGGGACGGCTGCGTCGGGTAACCCGACGAACGTCTACCAGATCCCGGAACTCCTCAAGGCCGCCGATGCGGTCGAGGTCATCAAGAAGTGCGGCGTCAAACTGATCCGCGTCCCGGCGAACAAGAACGAGACCGTCTCGTTCCTGCGCGCGGTGACCCCGGATCCGAACGTCAACGAGACGCCGGAAGCCACCACCCCCGCCTCGCGCGCGATGGTGTTCGAGCAGGCGACGACCACCTTCGAGGAGTTCGTCGAGATCTACGAGCACTCCAGCCGCCAGTCGGAACTGGGCGAGATCGACATCCTCAAGGCCGAGAAGGACCGCATCAAGGACCTGTACCGGCGCACCAAGGAAAAGAACGCGTGGTACACGTACCGTGCCGCCAACAACGCGCTGTTCAACTCGAACGCGGTCGTCGCCACCAACGGCGTCAACGGCCCGATCTCGCTGGGCCGCCTGCGTCTGGCCTCGCGCTTCCTCCAGAACAACCGCGCGAAGTACATGCGCGAGATGACCAAGGGCAGCGCGTACCAGAACACCACCCCGGTCGAGCCGGCGTACATGCTGCTGATCCACACGGACGCCAAGGCGGACTACCGTGACCTGCCGGGCTTCGTGCTGGCCCCGCGTGTCGGCGGTGCCCGCGACGTGCTGCCGGAGTGGTTCGGCAACATCGAGGACTTCATGGTCATCGCCTCGCCGGAGTTCGATCCCGAACTCGGTGCCGGCGCGGCCGTGGGCTCGACGGGCATGCGCTCGGTCGGCAACGCCAACGTGGACGTGTACACCTCGCTGGCCTATGGCGTCGAAGCCCTCGGCTGCTGCGAGTTGTTCGGTGCCGGCGGCGGCGACATGAGCATGTGGCAGTACGTGCTCGACAAGGCCGACAAGTCCGACCCGGCGAACCAGCGTCGCAAGATCGCGATCCGCTGGTACGACGCGCCGCTCGTCCTCAACCAGAACTGGGTCGTGCCGATCAAGCACGGCGTCACCGCCAACCTGACGTAATCGGAGATCGCAGACATGCCCAATCGTTACAGCAACCAGTACGGCACCGCCTCGTCGCGGGCGTTCACGGCCGGCGCGGAAGCGCAGACCCAGACGATCTCCGGGGCTGGCTCCAATGCCGAGAAGGTCGGCGACGCCCATCGCGTCGTCGCCACCTACACGGTCGGAGCCAGCGCGCCGCAGTCGGTCCTGTTCTCGACCGCCGATGTGCTCTACGTTTGCTCCCTGCCGCCCAAGGCCAAGGTGCAGCGCATCCACATCTCCGCCACGGCCGATCCGGCGTCGGCGCAGACCCGGTGCAACGTCGGCCGCCCCGGCGCTGCGTCGGTCTACGCCTCGCTGCTGGATCTGGACGCCGGCACCGACGACACCGTGGACATCGGTGCGCTCGATGCCGTCGCTTCGCCGAACGACTGGACGGACCTGATCGTGACCCCGACCGAAGCGGGTCTCAATCAGGCCGCCGTCCTGACGTTCGTCGTGGACTACGTGATCGAGAAGGCGTAACGGCGCGAGCCGGCATCAACGTGTGACGCAGTACAAGACGGGCGCGTGGTGCGCCCGTCTTTCTATCCAGACCGCAAACGAGGAGAGAGAGCACCATGAAGATCGAAGACGCCATCAAGGAAAACTTCGTTCGCTGCACGCGCAACGAACTGCGCGCGTTCTGCAAGGAAGCCAACATCCGCATCGGCCCGGCCGCTGGCCCGGACAGCATGCGCAAGATGCTGATGGACCACTTCAAGTTGAGCGACGCCACGCATAGCAGCGTGAGGGTCGATCGCGTCATCAAGTACCGTTCGCGCAACGAGATCATTCCCCCGTACAACCTGTCGCCGGAAGGCACGTGGGGCGGCCGTCGCCGCCGCATCCGGCTCGGCAAGCCGCTGGATGCCACCAAGTCCCAGAAGGGCGAACTCGTGTCGTGGAACTGCAAGAACCCGTACCGGGTGCCGTTCAACGAGATCGAGGCGGTGCCCGAGCCGATCTACAATCTGCTGCGCGAGAAGCGCCGGATGTCGCCGATCGCTCGGACCAACGAGCAAACGGGCGAGGTGTTCACGGATTGGGTCGAGGAGCCGAAGTTCCCGATCGAAGATCATGGCGTGGATCCGGACACGGCGCATCTCGCCGGTTCGCTGCGCGAGTGGTATCAGGACAAGGGTCCGTCGTGGCTGCGCAAACGCTCGCACGTCGAACTCCAGCAAATCGCCGACCACTGCGGCATCGAGCGGTCGGTCTACAAGGGCGCGGACGCTGGCAAGCCCCGGCCCATGTCGCATGAGGAACTGCTGCCGCACCTGATGGTGCAGTTCTTTGACCACCCGGATGTCACCGACGACGACGACAAGGGGAAGGCTGCGTGAATCGACTGCAACTCGCCAAACGAGTGCATCTGCTGACGGGGGCTGGCGATGGCCCGCCCCCGGGCAGCAGGCCAACCAGCACGGTCGGCCAGCCGGGCGACTTGCAACGCATGATCGTGAGCGTGGACGAGGCGTGGCGCGCAATCCAGACCGCGCGCCGCGATTGGCTGTTCATGTTCAGCGAAGGCACGCTGCCGTTGGTTGCCGACGTGCAACGCTACGCGCTGGCGCAACGCGTGTCCGGCATCACGTCGGTTACCACTACTGCCACGCTGACGGTCTCTGCTGGCGAAAGCGACATCGTGACCGGGCAGGATGGCTACGTGTTCGGCGCGCAAGAGGCGGACTACAACGGCACGTTTGCGCTGACCCGAACCGGCGCGCGGACGCTGACCTACACCATGCTGGCCGACCCGACCGGAAGTGCGGCAACGCCTTCTCCCGAGATCTGGATCTCGGCAAGCGAGAGTCTGGCCCTGTTCGACGACGTGCGTCCGTACTTCGCTGCAAACGCTGGCGAACCGTACCTTGTCGTCTACAAGACCAGCATCGGCCCGACCGACGAGCAGCCGATCCGCTTCATCCAGCCCTTCGACTTCGAGGGCTACTTCGACCGCAACGCCTTCAACAACTCGCGCGGCCGGCCGGTCTACTACACCGTGCTGCCGAACCGCCGGCTCGCCGTGT